AAACGACCTGGCCCCCAGTCCGCAGGAGGATTGCCCACAGGATGCATGATGGGAGGTAGCGTAGCCATGCTATTGCGGTCTGTACGGCTATCGCGCTCGGTCTTGACGCTGTCCTGATAGCCACGAAGTAGCTCAGGGAACGTCTGGATGTCATACATCCGCTTAGAATCATTGCTCAAACGGGTTACAACAAATGGATAGTCGTTGTACCCGTTCAGCAATTCAAATTTGGCGTAGGCTTGCACATCAGCAGCACCAGTAAACTTGGGGTGCATGATGGTGCGGTAGATGCCTTCGCTACCATCTTCTGGGTCAATAAGACGCTGGAAGGCGTACACAATCTCAATGAGTTCATCAGCATTGTATTGCTGACGATATTTGGAAAGACCTGTGGAACGTGTGCCATAGACACTTTCCATGTTATAGGTGTTCACGCCGCGAAAGTGCGTGACGACATACTCCGCCCAGCTTTCGTCCCAACCATCAGAAGTGACGCGAGATAGCACTTCCTGCACGGTGAGGAAGGTGCGATAGAAGACAAATGGGGCGCGTTGTGGGTCTAGGCAATAGGATGGGAAGAACACATCACCATCAGGGGCGCACGCTTGAACGTAGGGCCGATCAACGCTGAGGCGGCTAATGGGAAGCTCGCTAACACCCTTCTTGCGGAGTTCGCCCAAGGCTTTCTTGGCGCGGCTCTCAATGACATCAGGATAGACCGTGCGAAGCATAGCAATGACTTCTTTGTCATTCTTGCCTTCGATGATGAGCTGAGCCAACTCTGGGCTTGTTGCTGCAATTTGCTGCAAGTCAATCTTCTGTAAGAACTTCTTCTCCATACGTTCCCAGCCAACGTAGGTAACCATCAGGCCACGTTCTAAAAGGTAATTACCACCCAGCTCCATCTCTTCTTTGAAACGTGGGATGTAGGTGGACAGCATCCACTTGAGGAACGCACTCGTAACACGGGAACGGCTTTCGTCGCTATACTCCACGGGATAGGCGCGGATGTTGGCTTTAGCCAAGGACGAAGTGAAAATAGAAACATAGGTGCTAATCTTCTCGTCAATGACACGGGCTTCCGTATCAGACGCACCTTCCCACGGGAACGCATCACCGCCATGCTTGCGGAGGTCGCTAGACTTTCCAGGCCAATAGCAACGACGGTAGTCGCTACTATTCACACACTGATTGAAATAGGTGCCGAGTTCGGTGGTTGTCCTATCGTATGCCGACTTCAAGGCAACGACGTTAGGGCCATCATTCTCTACAAAGGTCAGGGCGTGTTGCTGTGGAGTTTCTTGCATAATTTAGCGTGTGAGATTGCGTTCTTTATGATACCACAAACATATTCTTGTGAACGACCTATCTTATCTGACAGCTCATCGGGAAACAATTCAGCCGTGTTTTTTTCTCTCACACGCTTGTTATGTTCGTACCAAAGCAACCTATCGCTTTGCTCTAGCAGCCACTTACGACTAATTGTAATATCAGGTGCTAAGAAACTCGTGTCGGTAGGTTGTGCCTGTTTCATCTTTAATTGCTTCTACGTTAATGACTTTTCCTTCTAGCTTGCCTGTAAATCGGCGCGGAATGGCTACGACACATTTACCTTCGACGCCATCAATGGATGCAAACACCCATTGTGGATTGCGAGCTTGCGACTGAACGACGGCACGCAAAAACCTAGGCTTGTCTGGGTTTTCCGCATTAAGTTCTTCAATCGACTTTAGTTTAACTTTGAGTGACTTGGCTTTCATTAGTATCCTCCTTGGGAACGGGTTTTAGGTTGAATTGTTTCATCTACAAAACGAATGTTGTCTATGCACGCATACCGAATGACATCCACTGGGTCTTTCCATGCTTCATCGCTGCCACCATCACCCGTGTATTCCTGTAAAGCTGTGATGATGTTGTCGCAACGCTCTGAGACATAGAAGCGTGGACGGTTGAGGCTATCTAGCTTTAGCTTACGATTGTAGGCCATCTTGGTCTGAATGGCTTGTATGCCATCCTCGATGTCCAAGCCTGGCGCAGCAATGAACGTAAGGCCATTATCAGCTAAGTCTTCGATGATGCTACTCGCACCATTCTGAGATTGATACTTGGCTGCACCTAGGCGTGGGTCAATAAGACGCTCGGTTATCACTTCGCCATTATCACTCTCGCAACGAGTAATGAGTTCAACGTAGTCCTTAATGCCGTAGCCAAGTCCCTTACTGCCATCGCCGCCAATCCACTTTCCGCCATGCCACTTGGCCCAGTCTCCCACATTAACGTCAGGCCATTCTCGATAGACGTAGTAGGTTTCGCTCTCATCCACGCCAATCCAGCACATAAACCAATTCTTCCGACCAGCAGGGTCAAGAATCATGTATCGAGTTAAGTCTTTAGGAATAGACTCATGCTTAATGACATTCACCTCACGAGAGAACATGGGGAACCGTGTGGATGCACTCTTCGTAGGAATGCCATAGGCACGGGTTAGGATTTCTTCTTCACTCCGTCCTTTTAAGTCTTGAGCAATACGATCATAGCCTCCGAAAGGATTGTCCTTGGAATGGAAATAGATGATGCCGCTATTTCTATTTGCCGAGTGTTGTACAAACGGTACGGGCCTATCATTCAATAACTCAGCGACCTTAGTCTCAATTGTTCGTGCCTTCTCAAGATAGTCTCTGACAACTTCTGTGTAACCGTCGATAGGAGTGAACGTAACGATGATTTTAGCATTACGGGTGGCAAGACGAAAACGCAAAGTAGCCAATAGCTCAGGGCCAATAAGATACTCATCACACCAAGCGCCAATGTTAAGCCAAAGTGGCTCACGGCTTCCCAACTCCGCTCCCTCCAAGATTGTGTCATTATTGAGGAATTGTGCATAGGTTTTGAAGATGATGTGGCTTTTAGTCCCTGGTAGGATGAGACTACTCTTAGAGAAACCATTCTTTCTTGTGTAGCTGATGTTCTCTTCTGCGCTTAGAGTCTTCTTTCTTAGCTCTTCTGGCAAGGCATCATAGATGGCGCTCTGCTGCTGTCTAATCGACACATCCGCATTCTGAGCAAAGCACATAATGACACTGCCTGGGTTGGTCATCGCAGCCTTAACCACAGCCGTAGCCGCCCAAGTCGTCTTAGAAGACCGATTGCCTCCACTTACAAGCAATTCGTTGAACTCCTCCATCAACTCCTCTGCCCGCTTCCAATGAGGCAGCTTAAAGCCATATCTGTAAGGATCGCGCTGACTATTCTCAATGGCCTGATGATAGATGTCGAAAAGGTTAGCCAGCGTCTCTGGTTTCATCCGTGCCATCTCCTCATTTGTAGGAGGAACCAATATGGGATGCTTCTTCCAAATCATACGCTAATGGCTTCCTTCTGAAGCGCGGCTCTAGCTTCCTCAATGGCCTTCATAGCATCTTCTAAGCTAGGCTTTCCTGCTTTGTGCTCTATGACCATCTTGTTCTCTCCTAGGGCCAGCATACCCTTATCTACGGCTATGCCATAGGACAACGCTAAGTCCTTCACGTTCACTTTAGCCAAGGCATCTGGATTGTCAGCTAGCATAGCCATCTTCTGCTTCATCAGGAGCCTAATGCCCTCAGCCATCTCAAAGCCATCAGCTGCTAGTTGTTTCTTCCTAACCTCTATTGCAACTTCATGTCGAGCCTTAACGGCTCCTATTTGATTAAAGCTCCAGCCTGTCTCATCCGCCACTTGCTGCCAAGTACTTCCATCCGCCAACAGCTCCAAGCACAGCATAGCCTTCGTTGGCTCCCTAGACTCCAACGTCCGGCTTCCAGACTCCGAGATGGAGCTTACGATGATGGCGCTTGGGAAGTTAGACATTAGCCACCTGTTTCATAAAGATACGTTCAATAAACTGCTTTTGCTTATCGTAACAAGCACGGGATAGGATTTCTGGATGGGATGCTTCTAGTTCTACAAATGCTTTAGCAAACTCCCTATCATCCTTGATTGTCTTAACTTTGGCCCAGAGTCCATCAATGAAATATCCATACTCTATCTCCTGGATGATTGATTGATTGTCCATATAAACTTGCGGCTTGTTAACTGAAAATAAAAGAAACTTGTAAAAGAAAGGGGGAGTGTGAGGGGGAAAACAAAGAGTTGTCAATCCTTTTCTTTGTTTATGTTCCTATCTCCTTAGGAGACAGGAGCATAAACAAACAGGTAGCACCAAAACATTACAAAAGATAACATTAAAAGAGTATGAGTTTGTGACAATAGAACCTACGTCAAATGTCAGATAGTACTAGTGGACACCCCTTTAGAATATTTTTTTAAGGTGGCAGTTTAACCAATTTCAATCTACC